TTAGTAGTTGAACTATCTCCACCCCATGCTAATCTTACAACATCTTGTCCAATACCTTTTACAGCACGATTTACAATCGCATCTGCTAATTGAGTACCTTCAAGATTCATTACATCTACACCATTTCTATACATTTCTTCAATGTAAGTTCCAAAGAACTCATCAGTACATTGCTCAAGAGCAACTCTCATTCGACCTGCTGTAATTGTTTTCTCGTCAATATTAAATTGCTTTACTGGGTCTTGACTACTTGATGAACAAGCAGTATATTTTTGTACTATTTTTGTTAGAGCAGCAGAAGTAAACACATTCATTTTGTGTTTTACATTAGGAATAACTCTATAGTTACGCATAATGTCATCACTTCTAAATACTGGCTCATAAAAAATCTCATTTAGATTCGCACCTGAATAAGTTGCGAATGTTCCTTTATTTGCTACGTTTCCTGTTGCCATTTTCTTTTATTTTTTTTAATTATTAAATCTATTTTTTATTCTATCAGCCATTGCATTGTAAAAGTGTGCATTAGCATCTTCTTTTTTGTTTTCAACTACTACAGGGTCGCCATCAGTTTCTATTTCAGTACCAATAGCATCTGCTTTTTTAAGTTTTATGTTTAAAGCTTCTACTTCTCCTGTTAAAGTTTCATTAGTTCCTTTTGCGTTCACTAATT